CTATGCTAGTCACTTCCTTTAAAATTTGTCGATTACTACTATCAAAAACCTAAGTGAACGAATTCACTTGGTAAAAATTGCGTAATAAAGAGCTCATTGCTCTGCAAATAATAAACGAAGTGAAGACGTTCTACGAACGCATCTCTAGTTTTATACATACTTGTATATGTGGTGCCCACCGACCGAGATCCTTACGGATTCTCAAGCCTTCTTGAGACACCTTTCCCTTACCGAAGTAAACAAGAGGGGTGTATATTGACTCAATACACATAGAGGATCACTTATGATCATCAGCAAATTTATTTATAACTGTTGCAAGTTAGGCGGGATTTGGTACTATGTTTTGTCTATACATAGACGGGCAATTCAGAAAGAAAACAGGTGAGTAATCTGTTCCTATACTATTGTACACAAAGACTGTAGTTGGGGAGGTACCTGATTGTGCTAGATTGGTCACTGAGGCCATCAATGTATATCTATACACATCCATATCTGAACCATCTAGTGCACTACCTGTGGTAGCTTTATCAGCACTTGTACTTTGGAATGTAAATCGGGAATAATTGGGTACTTGTACACTCAATCCCGTATTCACAGTACAGTTGGTCACAGCACTTCCAGGTAGAGCATCATACAAAATAGACAAATTATTAAATGCGATAGCACTACTTGTTGTCAATGTTGACGCTCCAGCCACTGTTAGGATTAAATTGTTACCTGGATTATTAGGTATACGAGTCACCACAGCAGAAGCTCCTGAGGTATTGGAAGTTAAATTGTGGTTAAAATGCCACTGGACTGATCCACGATAGCCTACAAAACATAAGTTGAGCCATGTTAGTGGTGTCCAATAGGTATAATTGTACACAGAATTTCCTGCTCCTACAAGTTGATTTGCAAGATACACTCCATTAGTATCATAACCAGGAATTGGTGGAAGTTTGTGGAATCTATATGCAAGAGCTCCTGAGCGAGCAGCTGAAGTTGTATTAGCTATCACATGTGTGAAACACTGGCGGCGCATCAGTGGTCGTAATGACACAACTGATTCACCAAAATTGATTAAAGCTCTAGCATTATCAAACTTGGTAGCCTCTCCAGCAATGGACGATTCAACAAGCACACTTTCAGATTGAACTTGGAAAGGTGTAAATGTCGTTGACACTTGACCTGGATTAGCCAATTCAAAATTATCTGCTGCGCGGACAAACATGAGGATTGAAATACCTGATGTCGCTACTGGTGCAGTAAGTGTGTTCAACACTCGCATGGCAATCATACCATTATCAGTATCCCTATTCACAGAAAAGGTTCCTGAATTAGTAACTGGTTGATCAGCAACAAGATAAGATTGTGGTGTCTTGAGATAAGGCAACGCCTGTTGATATGGTACTCGCATCTCAAATGATGTGTGCACCGACAAATCTACAATCTCTGTGTATACCACATTAGATGATGATGTCTGATTCAGGATATTGTTCGCAGAAGAACCTTGAGGATCAAATGAAATGCGCACCCTACCTTTATGGTATGGTGACGCTTGAAACTCAAATCTAAAAATGATATCACCTCGCCAATTCTCAAACATTTGAGATGCATAAGATATTGGGGTGAAATTAATAATAGAATTATTGGTATCTCCTCCCGTAACAAACATGTTCGGGTTTACACGAGCTTGTATCAAGAGTGTATCAACAGCATCACTAGTAGACCAATCAATACGTTGAATGTATGAATCTCTACCAGCGAATTTAGTTACTACTAGATCATCACACGTTTCCAATCCAACTGCAGATGGATCAACACTCAACTCATTCTTTGAGTCAAGAGTCAATTTTTCTACAGGATGACCAATTTCCGTACTAGCCATTTGTGGTACTGCAGTAGGCCTATAAGGCATAATATCTGCAATCACAGGTACATTAGTGAAACCAAACATCTTAGCAATATTGGATACTGCTGATGCTCCTATCTGTGTAGCTGTTGCCCATTTCCCTATTACTGGTGCTCCTTTTAAGTAGGATGCTATATTAGCAACAAATGATGCAGGGCGTGAAATCGCACCTGTTCCATATTCATCTGATTGAACTTGGTATTCTTCAGACTGAACTGCTAAAGCCAGTGTTGTACCTGAAAATTCTACATCTTCAGCCCAAGCATATACTTGAACAGATACACCAGTACCCACTGCTCCGTTTGCACTTTGCAAGAGGGTGTATGGCATAAATTGTAGAGTTCCCATCTCGGTAAATTCTGATAGATTTCGTATATTAATCCAATTAGTGTTCCTCAAAAACGGTAACACCATCTCTGCACCCTCATTCTTTTGGGGTTGCAACCATACATGTGGTCGCTGAGATAATGGTACTAACGAACGTGAAGATCCATCAGAAACAATTGTGCTCGGCGTTAAAGTCGGCAGTGGTTGATATGCAGCTATACAGGCGCCATAATAAAAAGGTGACGCATTCAATAAAATTTTAACATGTAGTTTAGCACGCAAATACGCAAAATTGTTTAATTTATATGCAACTCTGGAATCTCCAAAGAATAGAGCCCACGGTGAGATAGTAGATAATGCTGTATTGATTGGAGCTGTCTCCAACCAATTAAAACTTGCAATGCGCACAGGGCGCTTCAAAAAGTTAGCAAGTTGAGCATCACTAATAATATCTTCTTCAATGAAAGGCGCTGGTGTTGAAGTAATAACTTCTTTATAACCAGCTGAGCCTTCATGAAAAGCTACTGTCTCTTGTTTCAGATCAGCACCTGTTCCTGATTCATCACTAATTAGAACTTCCGTTGATTGGATAGTCCAATAGTTATCATTATCAGGATCTACAGGTGCATGATTACTGTTAGATGAATCACTATAATAATCATATTTATTTAAGTGAGCTTCCTGCATTTCTTCTAATCTAGTGATATAATCATCGATCAGAATATTTAGGAACTTTTGTGATTCTTCCTTAGAGTAGGCACGAAAACCGGGTGTGGAGCATTTCACTCCCTCCTCGTTTTTATTTTGTTTGGTTTTGAAAAGATTTCCGGGAAGGTATTTATTTATTTAACAGCTAAGAATATTCCCATTTCTCACTGCGATTTCAATTTTTGATGTCCAGCAACATCATCTGTAAAAACAGATTTCGGGGAACGCCCATGCAGGATTTATTTATGTATCCACTCTTACAAATTAAAGGATGAAAAACTCACATATATACAGTAACTATACATAAACATTGTAGTTGCTTTACGATGCTACTACACCGTGATAAGTTTTGTGACTTTCAAGGTCAGTGGTCTCTATGCTGAGTTGTCCCAGAACCGTTTCTTCAACTGCTCCCATGTTGGAAAAGTATTATCTCCCACATACACTTCAAGATCTTTCTTCTTAACAATACGTTGTAACATCGCACTGCCGCGCTCAAATTCGGCGCGCCCATGGAAGAAAAATTCACTATGAGCTGAAGCCATCACCGCTATTGCGTGAGCTTCAGGACAAAGGCTTCTTGATTCAGTGTTCACAGTTAGACTCTTTGTAATAGAATCCATTTCTAACGGGGCCAAGTAAGCACCTACATCCTCATCATATCTCCATAAACGTTTTAGAAAACTAATCTGGTCGATGTGAATGTACGGAATGCTCTCAGCTTCCTTGTCTGCCATAGTGTAAGTAATACCACTGGCGGCAAGTGTCTGTTGAATTGCAGTGTGGTTGAAGAATGTTGCTTCTTTTCTCACACCCATGGCATTGTCATCACCATATGTCATCAGAGCTACATCACGCTTGAAATGCACACACGACTTCTCAGGAGAGAGGATCGTGTAGCAATATCTCATATAGAGTGAATTGGCTAAACTGTTAATGATGACTGTAAGAGGGTGTCCGGAGGGGTTACTACCATAGAATTCCACTAGATCTCCATTGAAATCTATAAGTGGAAAAGCAGTATCCTCAGCTATACCTTGCACTACCAACAATTGCTTGGGTGTGTATCCTGCGGCTCTACAAATCTCACGAATAATATCGTAAGCTGCAAGAATAATACAGGGTGGCATAGTCTTATCAAATCTACCATAGTCACCAGCAATCATGTGGTCTTCACCATGTTGTGTCAAATAAGCACGCAACTCCTCCCATTGGGTAGAAGCTGCATTGGTGCCTACAGCTGTCTCAAAAACATATTTATTTGTCTGAATGAGACGAATGACTGATAACAGGTATTTTCGTACAACGAAACTCCAATCTGCAGGTGCAGCAGCAAACACTCGTGTCTTCTTAGCTTCAATCTTTCTGAAAGGCAGTGCCTCATCTTTAAGTTGGCCAGTAAACACAGGCATGTAACGTTCACCATTTTCATATTTGGTGATACAATCTTGCACACGCACCATGACTTCGTTCTTGAACTTCACAGCATTTGGGTACTCATCTGACACAGGTAAATCAACAAGAAAATGTTTCTTTCCTGTACGCCAGGGTGCTCCCATACTAGTATTGCGATTCATCTTATCGACGAATGCAACACCAGGTGCTCCATTCAGTGCAGTAACATCATCATAAACGTGAACTTCCTTGAGGGCTTCTTTCGAAATACCACTCAAGATGTCACGTAAAAATGACTCTTTACACTGCTTAAGAACAGATAGGTTGAGATCGGTAACTGGGTTCACCATATCCAATGTAGCTATACGCCACGGTTCATAGGATCCCATTACTGGTTTACCATGCTTGACCGTAATTCCCTCTTCTAAAACAGCATCCTGAATAAAAGTGGGTTTCACTGTTGATCGTGGTGTATTCCTCCACCCGGTGTACGACCCATAGGCCGCAGCCACACCTGCAGGAATCCAACGTAAGGTGGATTTGCGGTTCAACGTGGAGATTTCTCTAGTAGCACTTTCGCTCGATAACTCGGGCGCCCCATCTCGCAAGATAGGTCTCTGAAAGTGTTCCTTAATAATCTCCAACATCTCTGGCGTAACCGTTGTGGACACACATTTTGTGTCATTACCAGCCACATGCAGCCCTAGGATTTGTGGTCCTAATGGGGTTTCTGCTAAGTGCATGGCTCCACAGTCTCCAATTTCAGTAACTTGTTTAGGATATCCTACCCAAGCATTCTGCACCTTCATTTCAGGTGTTATGGAGAAGTCATGAAACCTCTGGTAATTTTGCACTGATGTGCGCTGCAACATGCCCTTATCATCACGTTTGATCATATAACCTTTAAGAACCGCTCTGTTATTTTTTGAAACAAAGAGATCGGTCAGATCTTTACGTGGTGGCAAACACTCGACTGCAAATGCACACAAATCATTTTGCTCATCAGTCCAGACTAAATCTCGACTTAAAAGCATCTTTGTGTTGCGCGTCACACCTGATTCCACCTTAGTGGTAATCAAGTGCATGGTACAATCATGTGCTGGCAAATTGTGCAGGTTGGTTATATAAATATGTCCACCTACACATAAGGCACGGAATCTTTTTGCCCATGTGGCTCCATCATGCTCGTACTCTGTTCGTACAGCTATGATGTTATTATCAAGAATCTCTACAATCTTGTCTATCGGATAACTTTTAAAGCATTGTGCTCTATCAGATACATCAAACGATGACATTTCGTAAACATCCTTGTGCCAAACATTAGGCTTTTCATCTCCAACACTAACTGGTGCTCTCCCTTCAGAATCTGCTTGGGGTTGCACAGTGTCGTGTGAAGGACCCTTGATAGTCTTATACAATTTGTATGCTCCCATGAGCATACCGACTGCTGCTATTACGCATCCGTAAAACTCTGGCTTTCCCAGTATATCACAGACTTGTTCACCAAGAGATCTAAATCTCTGGCGCAAGGTCAATTGTGCTGGCGCGTCGAAATCTTCGCCTCCCATACAGAAATTTTCCATCTGTTCAAGGGCGTCGTCTCGACTTAAATCTAAGAGTACGTCGGGTTGGATGTCATATAGTGGATTTTCACCCATACATAACCACTCCAGTTCTTCCACCACCTTAGGTTGGTGCGATACTATGTGCAACAACTTGGGTAGAAGATCCGACTGTGCTACAGCCAGCAGTCCGTGGAAAGCGCAACGTTTTAAACTACGTTTTGCCTTTTTCACAAGTCCCGATTGAACGCTAAAACATTCGCACACTGCAGTGTTCTTAAAACACTGTTTGCAGATAGCGATTTGCTTCATGTTGTCGGAGCTCGTGGCAATAAGAGTTTGAACTCTTTCATGCTCCACGGCTTCACGCGAAAACCAGGCGAGAAATTCATTGATGTCAGAATAAGTCTGAACAACTTTTAACTTTGCTCGCTGGCCGCGCCGTTCTTCTCCATCTGGTACAGGTCTCTTGACTGTAAAAATCCAGTATGAAGGCCATTGACCATCAATGATTTGTGTTTTGGACGAATCCAACATACACGCCTCTCTGGCGAATTCCGGTTTGACTTGAACGTCAATAGTAAATGGGAATCGCCTTTGCATGGCTAATGGTGTCTGGAAGTAATGAACAGCATTCATATCTTCACAGTTGGTGGTGGCCACAACGCAACGTGCCTTAAAAGGTGTCCGTCCTTTATCATCTAAAGACGCTTGATCAGGTACAAAAGCTACGCGATTGTTAGTCTGAATGGTCTCCATGAGGCTAGGATCACCTCCTGCGGCAATATTGGGGTGCATGTAAGCTATGTCATCCATGATGACAAACCACTGCGATGTATTAAAACCATCCCAATATTTGGCGCTGGGGTTACGGGTATACTTAAACTCACTATCAATTGGCAAGTCGAAAGTTTTACCGTATTGGAAAAAGAGCATATCAGTAAGTGTAGTTTTACCGATGCTCGATCCGCCGTAAAGGCAGACACAAAAAGGTGCAACTCGCTCCTTTTGTGCTTCTCGTCTTGTGGTGTTATCGTCCAGGATCATCTGTAAATCATTTAATACAGATGCTACCATCCTCTTCTCGGACGCACCTATCTGGGTGGCGTGCTTAACTATGCTTCTACCTTTCTCTATCACACTTCTAGCATCTGCTAAAAAAGTGTACAAAGAGAACCCATGTGCTTCTGGGCACGCCAAACAGCGTGACTGCCTCTTAATTTCCATGGCATCATCATACCACTTCTCATAGGTTGACCCTGAATGATATAGTGGTTCGATTGATCCAGTGACATAACACTGGTATCCACGTTCGCATACAAAAATTAGCGAATTTAAAAGGGAGACCAAGAGATTTGGTCCCAGATGGAATTTTTGCTTGATCGCAGCCGCTTCCATGGCGGTATACTTCAAAGCATCGAAAGTGATTCCAAACCGCGAAAAAATGGACTGGCTAAGGATGAATAATCCTAACTGGTACATCTTCTTAAAGAATGGAGACTTCTTAAGTGCCTCGAACTTGCCAAGATAATCCTTGACGAATTTTAATGGTTCTTCCATCGACTGTGGTACCAATTCCTCATCCTGTTTCGAACAGAAAGTGGATAGATACGCGAAAGAAAATTCCAAAATGTCTCGCGACCAACCATCGCCAACGCGGCCCTCTAGGAAATGTTTAAGATCCTTTAGGCGCTCACGATTGGACTCAGATTCCATTAAATCATGGATCAGGTAAATCACATCCTTTATCAGTTTGTGTAACCATCTGGCGCTAGCCTCAGGGATAATCCCAGAGGTGAGTAACGGGCTTTCGAATATGGCGTTAACCAATTTCATACCCGTAGGGTTAAAAGTGCGATCGAAGTCAAATTCTTCTGACTGTAGCGTGAACTCTGCGGTGAGGATTTCCATCTCGCATTCCAGAACATGCCCATAGGTAGGGAGTTGTGGTACACTGACGGCTTGTCCTCCTAAGAGGCCGTGGTACGCTATCTTTATCACGCTGCCATCCTGGATGTTATATTCTCGCAGGTCAACATGGTTACGACTCAATGGCCGCATCCCATAGTAAAGGGCAAAGCGTGACGCTATCGCATCATGACTGACGAGGTTATTGGCTTGCATGTTTTTAAGCATGAGATACCTTAATACATCGTACAGATCAGCTGTGGTGGTTGCCTCGACTGAAACAGCCTTGACACCAGGGAAAACTAGAAGCACCTTGACCGGCTTTACGGTCGAATAGGTGCAGTGGATCTTGTTCGCGGGCTTGAAAAAACGGTTAAACATTATCGGTTGTATTCTAATTCTTGGGGGGTAACGTATTATTTCTCCCGGTCCAGGGATATCCATTTTACGTTTGGATAACGCCTACTCAGACTTAACTGTGTAGAAGTGACTTCAAAATTTCGTTAAGAGTAATTCTCTCTCAAATAAGTGGATCCTCGGCTGCAACTGCAGCTGTAAACTCACCCTGTTATGTCGATTCGCGTCGGCCAATATGGCTCGGAGAGGCGTTTGAAACAGTTTGTATTTGATAAATGGTCAGGCAAAGCCTATTTTACAATCAAAATATAGAAGGTTTGTGTCACACTGTGAACATAAATGCGTCAGTACGTAACGCTTTTTCTTTTGACAATTATGTAGTTTTTATAAAAATTTTTCTATACATAAAACACCGTAAGCAAGAGCATAAGATCAGATTAAACCTTGTTAAAAACAAAGCTATATCCTATATGGTTGCTATTGGTAGACTAGTTTAACTTCTTAGTCAGGAAACGATACTATCCTCAATGTGAGGTATGCAAAACGTACTTACAACGTCAATTAAGACGTATACAAAAATGAAACGATATAAAAAGCTGATCGCTTCACAAAGGGCAACTTGACGATAAATCATCTAAAGTTTTTCTAAATAAAGGTCACTACTAAATATATATATACATGAACATTTGACTTTTTGATTGGTTATTTGTCATTAGCCAGAGAGATCGTCGAACTCTAGCTAGTTTTCAGAAAGAAGTTGCTAAACTTCATTGTCGAATTCAAATAAAATGTGTATGTAAACCCAAACAGGGATTCATACGCAGATTGGTAAGAAAAAAGTGCAAATCACAGTACTACTGTGAAATTACACCAATTCTTAGTTATCCAAAATAACGCAGAATATGAATGAAAATATCATACAATAATACTGAGAAGAGCAGCTACTCTTCATCTCGACAAAAACACGTGCAGGTCTCCTATAAAAGGAAACCTGCA